GCTGAGTGTCGTGTTTAGTGTCAGATCGCCACTCAGAACGTCCTGGGCGGCTTTAACGATGCTTCTGGTCTGTGTGCCGACGAGCAGGGCCGATCCTGCCTGTACGGCTTCTGAACGTTCGGTTGAATCGCGGGTGATGAGGACAGGGATGCCCAGTGACACCGCTTCCTCCGTCAAACCCCCCGAATCGGTGATAACCATGTGGGAGTTGGCCATTGCCCGGATCATCTGGTGATAAGGCAAGGGCTCTGAGGTCATGATGCTTTTTACGTCCGGGTTGGACGGGTGTTTGATGAGGATGACCGGATAATCCAGCCAGTGGTCAATCGCCTTCAGGGCCGTCAGGATACGCCAAAATGCCGCACCACGGTTCTCTCTGCGGTGGCAGGTCGCAATGATGTAGCTCCGACGCGATTCAATCAGGTCCACCATCCGGACGGCGTCTACGACCGTGTTGCCCGTTAGGACGGTGTTCTCGCCACGCAGGTTGTACATGGCATCCTTGGTGGGACAGCAATGGAGCGTGGCGGCAAGGCTGCAGATCCGGCGGTTGAGTTCTTCAGGGAAGGGTGAATCGATGTCCGGGGTTCGCAACCCTGCCTCCACGTGGACGAAGGGAATACGGTTGTAGAATGAGACCATGCCAGCACAGAGGGTCGACGTGGTGTCCCCCTGAGCCATCACAACGTCCGGTTTGTGTTCCGCGACAACCGGGTCGAGGGCCATGCAGATACGCGACGTGAGGGCCGACAGGGACTGTCCCTCGGCCATGCACCGCAGGTCGTGGTGATAAGTGACTTTGAACTCTTCGAAGACAGGCGGAACCAGGTCCGCGTGCTGTCCGGTGAACACCACACGAACGTCAAACCGCTCATCCGCGTTGGCGGCAGCGATGACGGGTGCGAGTTTGATTGCTTCGGGGCGAGTCCCCAGGATGATCATAAGTTTCATTGGGCAATCCTTAGTAAAGGAATCGGGCAAATGCTTTACTAAAACGGCGGGGGTGGTGAGGCACTGCTGGTGAACAAACTAGAACCGGCAGAAGATGTCAGGTCAAAGCTGCTGCTACTGCCACTGCTTGAACTGCTGGAATCCTCAAACAAACCTTCGACCAATACACGATTGGCCGCGTCATACCGTTCATTCCCAATCGCCCGGTACTTCCAGCCAGGCAGGTTGGTTGCGTCTACGTCTTCCAGGGTTCCGCTGCCAGTCACGTCCGCGTCTGAGATCAGATAGGATGTGTAGGTGTTGGTGTCAAACTGGTCGTTGAAGAAGTCTCGTATAACGTTGGCTTCTGCCTCCGTTGGCGCGAACCACACACAGTATGATTCGCGGTCTGCTTCCGATTCTGCGGAGAGATAGACTGTGTAGTAATCAGCCATTGGAGATCTCCGCGATCCGGTTTGTTACGTTCGGGATGTGGGCTTCCAGGGTTGTCCGGATGTGGTCGTTGAACTGGCCAACGTTGATGACTGGCACATCCCGAGGGGTCCAGCTCGGCAGGACTCGCCGGGTGTACTGGAAAGTGTTCAGGGCTCTGGCTGGCTTGTGCTTCACGTGGTGATTGCTGTAGATGGACTCGATCAGGCGAGGGTTCTGCGGCAACCCGAACGTGTTGATGGTTTCAACCAGCTTCAGTTTGTTGTACGTCACAGGGTGGTGGGTCGAATAGTCCCAGTCCGGCAGGCCACGCTCCCGAAGATCTGCACCCGTCCGACGCTTAACCTCACGCCAGATGTTGCGGTTGTTCGGCCGCAATGACCGTGTGATTGTTCCCTGGGCTACCGGCTTCGAGATTGCCTCGAATGAGTAGTTCTTCATGATGAACGTGTCATCATACATCCACAGGAAATCTTCTGTGACCAGGTCCGACTCGATAATCGTCCACAGCTTGGCAATGGAGTCACACCACTTCTGGAAGCGGGCAGACCCAAAGGACCTTTGCGTCATGCGGCGTGTCACGCGTGGGCTGGGGATAAAGGGGCCATTCCACCATGACGGACGGTCGCCACAAATGACAAGGTTGCTGAACCCCGTCAGGTTCTCCAACACAGATGCCATGGAGTATTGCAGTTCGTTCGTGCGGGCCCCCGCCTCCCAGTAAACCCACACAACGGTCTGGCCGTCAGCGTTGGATCTACGGCGAATCGTTCGTGGGTGAGACTTGAACTGGGCTGCGACCTTTCGGCGTCTTTTCTTTCTCTTCTGGCAGGGCTTGCAGTCCTCCTTTTTCTCAACAGGCTTAGGTGCTGGCTGAGCGGAGAAGGGTGTAGTGGCCAGCTTGTTGGTAGCCTTGAAGAAGTCCACGCGACGAACGCCTGGAACGGCTTCAGCTACGGCACAGTTCGCACACATAGAATCAGGGAACGCCGCACCCACGTGAACGTTCGGGTGGTCGCACCAGTTGAGTTCATTATCGACTGCTCGTCGAAATCTACAGGGCGGAATTGTCATACGATCTCCAGCGTCGCTGTCGGGGTCTCAGTACCCACACCCCATGGTTCCCACCAGGTGAAGGCACCGCGAAACGGAGTAATACGGAATGGGTTAGTACTTGTGATCCTCGGAGAGAAGTGACCAAATGTGGCACCACCCATGCAGGACCACGCACCTACACCCGTGTCGATCGGTGGAAACGCAGGGGTGAATCCCGTAGTGCCTGAGATCCAGCTTCGGAAAATAGAGCCAACGGCAAATGAAGTAAAGAACCAGTAACACTGGTTAGAGTTGAATCCTACTGTGAATGCGTGATCGGCGGGTGTGCCTGCCAGCGTCTCATCATAGAACCGAGAGCCAGGGGCCCCGCCCGGCCAACTTTGTGCCTCCGCAAATGCACCACCGGGTGCCATACCCCAGATGGTTGTGGGGAAGTCAAACCCACCATCGCTCAGATCGTCGGCCACATCCTGGACCTTCAGACGCGATGAGTAGTTCAGGCTGTTCGGGTTTCGGTCAAGGATGATCTCAGTTGGGAAGGTCACCAGGCCAGGCTGCGTACCACCGAAGCCGCCATCGTTGATGAAGGTGGCTTCGCTGATTGTCAGCTTGACGGTATTGGGCCAGAGGCAACAGTCACATGCACAGAAGTCATATCCAGACTGGCTGTCCGAGGACGCGGACACAGACGAGCTTGACAGCGATTCGCTGTAGCTGCTGGAACTGCTTCCGCTCGGGGAGCTATCCGAGAAGGATGATGAACTGTCTGACGGCGACGAAGACGACGGTGGGTCGGACCTGTCGCAGCAGCATGAGATGATGACACTCATTAGGGCGATGCACTCGATACGGTGAGTGATGAGTTGGTTGTGGTAGAGACGGAACTGGATGATTCGCCAGGGTCACATTCGATCGGGAAGAAGTGACGTTCGCCGGAAAGGGTCTTGGGATACCCGCGAGTCCCTTCCACGTAGAACTGGCCACGGCCGCGGTTGATTACAGTGATCTGGGTGTCACTCTTTTCCAGCTTGCCAGTGACTTCATTGAATTCCAGGATGGTGGCTGTGGCGGATGGCGGCGAGGCTTCCAGGCCGGTTGATGGTTCTCCAAGGTCTGACTCCAGTTCGATGTACACGCTGTCGCTTGACCCATTGACCGGGACCCACTGGCCGCGGGTGAAGGTCACGATGATGAAGGTGTCCTTTGGGATGTCCTTCTGGAACGGGTTTGTAACGTTGATCTCACGAGCCACATAAACCCATGAACCCGCCGAACGGTCTTCGGGCTTCGAGTCTGCGATGTACCCCTTCTCGTGGATGTCAGCCGCAGAGCCAGGGTCCGGGATGTACAGCTCAGCCGTACCGCTGCCAGGCGTGGCAACGTCCGTGGCCGCGTCGATGTTCTCGGTGGTACGGGCCAGCTGCATTGGTCGCCAGTTGGCGTTGGGGCCCTGCGTCAAACCCTTTTTGTTGGTCAGCTTGCCCTGGTTGAATTCCCGGACAAGCTGCTGGAGGGCCTGAGCAAATTCTGGTCGAAGTGTGTACATTACTGCGAGACTCCAGGCATGTCTGTGAAGTCGATTTCCTGGAAGTACCGGAAGGTCTTGTAGTTGTAGTCGGCCGGGTCAATGGGTGTGGCCAAGGCTCTACCGAACTGATCGAGTGGGTGAGGCTGGCTGATTGGCTGCTCGTCTTCATCCACAATTGCCACCGCCACCCCACGAGCGTTGATCTCGCGAAAACCGGCGTCCAATACCTCAATGTCCCAGCGGTTGGGGTTGTGCTTGAACTGGTACGAGACCGGGTAGTAGGCGATGCCGTTTCGAATCTTACGGTTGCCTACCTGAAGGTTACCATACTTCAACGTTCGCATGGGGAACACGATGTTGCCTACGGTACACTCGATAGAGTTCACGTGGTCGAGGCGAGTCAGCAAGGCCCCCGGAACCGTCGTGGCGTTGAATGAGACATTGATGTTCAGGCGAGTCAGCTGAGTGGTTGGTGGTGTGTAGAACGGATCGCCAGCAGAGTTTACCAGCCCCTCGTCGTCTTTGTCCTTGTCGATCAGAACCTCATAGTTCTCCGACGAGATACTTACCAACACCTCATCGGCGTCAGGGCCGGAGTTGTTTGGCGTGTTGGGGTTGTTCTGATCAAATGAACGTTCGTCGGAATAGTAGACGACAACGGTCCAGCCGTTGGGTGGGTCACTGCAGACAACCCGGATACGCTGGACATAGGCGTTCGGGTCATCCGGGTGGACATCACCGATGACCGGCAGGCCGGGGAAAGAGCCGACCTGCCATTCACCTTCAGTGCTGGGGTCCGTAGTCTTCAGCTTGTAGGTATGCGTGAAGCTTCTCTGGCCCGCGTTGTTTTCCGCCTCGCGACCAGAGATACCATTACCACTTGTGAAAGAGATTGTCATCAGTTGATTCCTACAGCGTTGTCAGCGAGAACCTTCCCGAACGAAATAGAGACCTGCTGCGGGAAGTCTTCCAGGTTCTTGTTGATGTCCTTCTGTACCGCCAGCTGATCTTTGGCGATCTTCTCAGCCTGCTTGGCCTGGCTGAACTGAGCCTGCCATGCCTCCATGCTGCCACGCAGCATAGCCACACCAGCGTGAGAGGGTGCCTGAGCAGCAGGGGCTGCGTCGTCCATCAGTTCCATGCCGCCAGGGCCCTGTGGGAATACCTCTTTGCCGAGGACTTCCCACAGCTTGCTGGCCGGGTTGAACATGTCACCCAGACCCATGTTGCGGATGGCCTCAGCTGTGGCCGCACCATTCTTCTCCATGATCGCTTCCAGTTGATGGAGGCGTGGCTGGTTTTCCATGGTGGTGTCTGAGGTCATCAGACCCGCACCCGCCATGATACGGCTGGCCTTGAAGTAGTCCTTCTGGTCGTCGTACTTGCCGGTCATGATGTCCCGGACCATACGGGCTGAGTCCTTCAGGATCATTTCCAGATTGCTGCCCAGCGTGTACAGGATGTCGGAGAAGATATTCTCCAGAGTCAGAGCCATGTACTCCCAGGCAGAGCCATCTGTGATGCTGCTGATGATGTTACCCACCAGAATCATGGCTTTCTCCAGGTGCTGAGCGATAGAGCCCATTACCTCATCTGAAGCCATGTGATTCAGCATCTTGGTGATACGTTCGATGACGGGAGTGACTACGGCCGCCATAAGTCTACCCAGCCGGATCATGAACCCGGAGAAGGCAGACTTAAACCGCCGCAGCACACCACCGAAGCCCGCATCCATTGATTCGGCTACGTCTTTGGCCGTCGTACCAGCTTTGCCCATCTTGGCTACCAGTTCGTCGACCTGATCGACGCTGTCGGTCATTACGAGAGCAGCTTCCATACCGAGCAGCTGGAAGGCTTCCTTGAATACGCGAAGCTTCTCCGCACCTTCAAGGTTACTGGTGGCAGCATTGATACGCCGCAGAGCCTCTGGCACCCCCACGAAGAAGCCATCTTCTTTCAGTGGGGTGTTGAACACGTCTGACAGGCGATCGGCCTCAGCGGCCAACGTGGAGAACGTTCGGCGGAGGGCTGTACCTGCCCGCTCTCCCTTGATGTTTCGATTGTGGAGAACAGCCATAAACCCGAGCGTTTCTTCCAGCGAGACGCCCAGCGAGGTGACATTCTCACCCACATAGGACATACCGCCTGCCAGGTCTGTCAGCGAAGCCATCGATTCGATCGTAGCCGATGTGAAGGCATCAGCGATACGAGTGGCTTCCTTGGTTTCCATCTGGAACACGCGAAGAGTCGACGCGATAACTTCTGAGGCCGTCGCGGCGTCGGAGCCAGTGGCACGTTTCAGGTTCGCGGTCGGTTCGATGAGGTTGCCGATCTGATTCGGCTTGAAGCCCGCCTGAGCCTGGATGTTCATCATCTCCGCGATCTCTGTCGCGGTGTGAGAGGTTGTGCGGCCAAGGTACTCAGCAATCTCAGTCAACTTTCGCAAGTCATTCTGAGTTGCCTGAGACCGGGCACCTACCATACGCATGGCATCGTCGAACTGAGCGAACTCGGAGAAAGCATGGCCAAAGAACCTTATGCCTGCGTAAGCAGCCACAAGGCCCTTGATCTTTCCGGTTACGCTCGCGACGGCCGATCCGACTTTTCGGAACTTGCCTTCGAGACGACCAAGGCGACGTTCCACCTTGGTCATCCGTCGCTCGAAATTCTGGATGTCGGCTCGCATGCCAACTACCAAGTCACCGAGACTGGCCATTACTGTTTCCTTAGAGAAGCCGGATCGAACTTCGGAGGTTCGAGCCAGGGGGTGATGACTTCGCTGTCTACCTCATGGCCCATCCACTTGGAGAGCATCTGAACGAGGTAGGCTTGTAAACGTTCGGAGTGGACGATGGGTTCGACTATGTCGTACGCAGCCCACTCGTTGAACTGTTCCGGAGTCATTGAATCAAGGAGACCATCAACATCGACGGTCCCCACCATTCGTGCCAGCCTGAATGCTAGGAGTCGCTCAGGCTGTCGTCGGAGTTTCCCACCATGCCTTCAACATCTTCGTCCTTCATGCCGCAGACGAGCATACATTCGTCTACGATACGCTCCACCACTGTGATGGGAAGGTCGCCGATGGTCGACATGTCTTCTTTGGTGAACAGCTTTGTGCCCTGCTCATCGCAGCAGCACTTGACAACCAGCATCTCGCGGAACAACTGCATCTTGCGGAGGCTTCGCTTGCCGTTCGTCTGGAGGCTGACTTCGAACGCGGAACGCTCTTTGGCAGTCATGCCCTTCACGTACACGCTACCGCCGAGTTCCGGGATATCGACTTTGTTCAGGGGTACTTCAATTTTTGCGTTCAGGAACGCTTCTCGTGACAGTGTCATTATTCGTCATCCTCTTCAAGTTGAGCTTCAAATTCGGCATCCATTGCTTCATCCATTGCAGCCTGGTTGTCTTCCAGGTACTGGTTGTGGGCGGCAGCAAGTTTGCCAACGAGTTTAGGACGTTCCGCGTTCATGGCTTCTGCACGTTCGCGGCATTCGTCGTCTTCAGCTGTGGCCAGTCCTCCATGCACAAGGCGGTATGCCTGTGGATGGTCGATGATGGTCCCCTCTATTTTGTAGGGGAGACCATCTTCCCAGACCACATCTTTGGGCTCTAACTTGGCGGTGATCTTTGACACTCGCATTGTTTGCGTCAGTCGGGCTTTCATGACTCAAACTTTCCAGGCTTACCAGCCAGTTGGGATGTGCGTCAGAGTGAGCGTGCTGTTGAACTTCACGCCGTCTGACATTTCAATAGAGAAGTCCAGAGACACACCAGCGATCACGAAGGACCAGGCAGTGCTTCCAGAGTCGGCGAAAGTGATCTCTGCAGGGATACCACCAGCAGCGTTTCCGCCGATCGTGCCAATGGGATCGTCGATCAGGTCGGTCAACCAGGCGATGCCGGTTGGGTCCATGAAACCGCCGATGGCGATCTCACCAGACTCGACGTAGCCGGTAGGACACATGATCTTACCGGGCAGAGTCTGATCGAGTGTAGAGCCGTCGAAGGTCTCCACCTCGATACCATTTACGTTGATGCTATTCAGCTGAGCGACAGCAGTCAGAGTCGATGCGATATCGGTCTTCAGGATTGTGCCGCGACTTGGGATCTTTGCCATTATCTCGCTTTCTGTTTGATCTTGGCCACTTGTTTTTTGAGTTTAGCCTTGCCTACCTTCCGCATCGCTCTCGATACCCGCGAACGGCTTGCTATGGCGGCACGGTGCATGAAGTTCTTGAACCGAGGGTCCGCACCATGGGTTCCGGTGGATTGACCGGATTCATGTCTACGCTGTTGCGTCTTAAGACCCAGAACCTTCCAATGAATATTGCGGATCGAGATGCCAACACCGGCCCCCTTTCCGCGAATCGCTGGCTTGTTCTTTTTCTTCCGAACGATGGAGTCCTGCTTGTCGCGGGACATACCAACACCGAATCCAACTTTGACGACTCGCTGTTTGGTTTTCTTCCGTCGTACGACCCTGGCACGTATTCCGCGTGACAGGTATTTGTAGCCAGAGGGCAGTTGTGACTTTGCCTTCTTGCCGATTTCCCTTGCACCCGCCAGCTGGGCGGATTGCATCACTTGCTCGGCCGCAGACTTCTTCAGAATGCGAACACGCTTTTGGAGCGTTTTGATTGTTCGCTTCAGCTTCCTGTCTGGGTCGAACTTAAACATTGTCGATAGGATTTCCCGCCAGATCAAAACCGCTTGGGTTGATGATCTCAAACGCGTCGTCGCCGTCGAGGCGAGTCTGAATGAGGTAATGCGTTCGACCGATATCAGCCCAGTCGAAGCACGATTCTGCCAGTTCCAACTGTTCTACGGTGAACGTTCGGGTGGAGCCATCGGCATCAGAGTACCGAGTGATCTTGTCCCGAACCTGCGGAACGCCGAAAGCGGCGAGATCAGCAACGGCGATATGCCATTGCTGATACTCCACCAAGATCTCCTCATCGCCGACTTCAATCTCACGCTTGCGGGAGTAACCCTGAATAGCTTTAGATATAGTCCGTGAGAGGTCCCCTCGCTTGTACGTGATCTGGACGCCATGTGCATAACGCGTGGCGTCCAGACCCGCTTTAAGGGCGTTCTCAAAAGGAGATCTATTGATCGACATTAGGATACCACAGCTTCAGTGCTGACGATGCCGTCAGTCGTGAACATGTCTACGCCGAACGCAGAGCTTGGGAATGGTGCAGGAGCACCCGTGACGTTCGTGGCAGTGCGAGATTCCCGCAGGAGTCGCAGAGCCTTACGGTTCATCACGCCAAGACTTGGGCCCATGCCTGCAGGGAATGCAGACAGAACTTCCGCGATGTCGTCGTCGTCCAGAGCAGACTCGACGTTGGCGATTCGGCCGACAGAGTAAGCACCACCCAGCTGAACGCCGACATACATGCTCGCAGGCGTGTAGTAGACAGGGTGATTGCTGTCGTTGGCTTCAGTCACAATCGTCTGACCCAGTGAAGGACCACGACCGATTGGCGTAACGAAGCGAACGTCGTCGAAGCCAGTCTTCAGGAAGTACACAGAGGTCTGAGAGTCAGCGGTAGATCCGCCGGCACTCACAACCATGTCGTCAGACAGCTGGTTCAGGTAGCTGGAGTCAGCCAGACCTTCGAAACCATCGCTGTCACCCAGGCTGCCCGTTCCGTAGAACAGCTGCTGTTCCAGCTTGAACAGAGCGGCGTTCAGGTGACGGATACCTTCGCGACGAATCAGGTCCTCAGGGCCACGACGCCATGCGTTGGCTTCAGCGTAGTCAACTCGCCATGAGAAGTCGAGAATCTTACAGGCCACAGTGACGACGGTGTCGACAGAGTGGTCGTAGTCCCGACCGGCGTTCGCCTGGCGGAAGCCGACGACTGGGGCACCCGTGTACTTGTTGTACTTATGGGTTTCAGAACCGTCAGAAGTGTCACCGATAGGCACTCGTGCCACGGTAGGAGACTGGTTCAGGACTTCAGTCGTCTGCGTTGGATCAACGTCCAAAGCATCGGAGATGAAGTCCGCTACTGTAAAGAGATCGTTTGCCACAGGTCCATACCTTTCTTAGTTGGAGTAATCTTTACCTGCGATACGGATAGCGGCAAACCCCTTTGGTTCGCCTTTAGGTTCGGTAGCAGAGAAGTCTGTACCATCTTCCTCGCCGGTATCAACCTGAGCGAGTTTTTCATTGGCTTCAGCAAGCTGAGCCGTCAGTTCCTCTACCTGCTTGGCAGAGTTGGCCTGCAGAGACTCAAGAGCTTCGCTCAGAGCCGCAATGTGCAGTGCCTGGCAGTCCTCAAAGGCAACGCCTTCGGTGAACCACTTAACACCGTTTTCCGCACCGAACGCTTCGGTGTAGCGGATCAGGTCTTTGCTGAAGTCTTCTTTCGTTGGAGCCACAGGCTCTGAGACTTCAGGAGACTGGTTTTCATCAGCCATCTGATCTTCCTTTGTAATGGAAAGTCCATGATTCGCCAGGAAACGTGCCACAAACTGTTTGGCACGGTCACCGTCCACGTTGAACAGCGATTGCTCGGGTGGCGAATCAGAAAGCCCCAGAGCGTAAGAGAGAAGGCCGTCAGCTTCGACAGCCGCATCCTGACCACGTTTGAACAACCCATCAGGGTTGGCGGCAGGAGTATCAACAACGTCGCAGGCGTAGAGTTCCGACAGAAGCGGAATGTCATACTCTTCGACGTTTTCAGGATCTGTGTTTTCTTCTTTGACTTCGTGATAGCCGAAGGCAATCGACAGGCCAAAGTCCTCGGGAGTGTCCTCGGCCATGCTCAGAACGTAAGTGGCCAGATCTCCGTTCGGTGTGTTGTAGGCAGCTTCCTGAAAGTGCAGGTCAGCCAGCACGCGGTCACCAACCACACGAGCGTTGAAGAACTTACCCAGCTTCGTACCGACGCCGTCTGCTGACAGACCGGGATGAGTGAAGCGAGCCTTCAGGCCCAGGTTCTTATCGTTCGTCAGGTCGCAGACTTTCTGAACGAAGTCAGCATCGCACCACAACTCGTGGCCCAGTGCTTCGCCGCGAGTGTTCAGGGACACACCGCGGATGATACCCAGTTCCCATTTGCCACCTTTGCGATCGACCTGCAGTTCGTCTTTGCGGGCGAAGCAGGTGGTGCCTCGGAAGCGTGTTGGTTTAGTTTCAATCGTCATCGCCGTCCTCGTATTCTGCGTTTTCCTGTGTGTCCTGTTCGTTGTCTTCTGTCCCTTCAGGAACAGCGAAGTTCAGTGTGACACCCAACTCTTCAGCTTTCTCCTGGGCCTGAGCAATCAGACGCAGGTTCTCTTCAAACTCACCACGGCCGCGTTCCTTACAGATGCGGTAGGGGTTGTCGAGTCCGGCCTGAATAGCCAGGACATCACCGGCGATTTCCTTGGCGGGGTCCCACCAGGGCATACCGACGTGAACCCATTCAAAGTCAATGTCCAGAATTGTCATGCCGCTTGGCAACGTCAGATCATTCGAGATGATCCATTGACGAATTTTCCACACTGTAATGCGGCGAAGCATCTCTAAGACAACTCCGCGTTTGGCCACGCATGACCGATCGTACAGCATCCATGCGGCTCTGGACCCGAAGAAATTCGTTCGGGATTCATCGACAAAGTTCACCGGCAGGTCGAGGGCCTTGATGGCCATGGACAGAACCAGCTGAATGAACTCCTGGGTATTGCTTCCGGGATTGTCGCTCGTGAGGAACTTGGCGTCGTCGTCATTGTCCAGTTCCAGCTTCACTGGACCACGGCCAAAGTCAACGTCGTAGGTTCCGTCGCCGTTTCGCGTGTAGTCACCCGTGCCGGACATGCCGCCAGAGTGGATGACCAGGGCGAACAGCTGTTCGACTTTCATCTTGGCCAGGGCGTAGTCCACACCTTCATACACGTCGCGGAAGGTGTTGTAGGCTGCGGCCAGAGGGCTAATCCCGCGTACCTGATCGAAGCGATCGAAGTGACACAGGTGGATCATGTTGCGTGCAGGGATCTCCCGCAGAGGCTCGTAGTTGCCGTAGGGGTCACGCTTGTGGAGGTGATATGCCTGGGGTCGGCCGTCTTTGTTGACCTTGATGCCGTTGTACCAGCCTTCCTGTTCTTCAGTTGAAGACTCAGACTTGTTACGGATCAGGTCAGCTTCGATAGAGTTCAGAAAACCCTGCTGACGCTTCAGGAAGAAAAAGTCGCCGTCCAGGATGTGCCGCATCTCAGCCAGACGAATCATCTGTGCCAACGACAAACGACCGGAAGCATCACAGTTATGTGGACGCGACCAGTCTTTCATCAAGGCTTCGATTTGGTTGTTCAGATCTTCGTTGTCCGTTCGGACCTGGAAGTTGAACTGTGTGTTATAGTCCAGATGCTTCCGGACGGCCCAGGAGACCATCGAGAAGTTCCGGTAGAGGTCTGTGCCGACGCTCTGCAGGGAGCGACGGTCACGACCTCGAAGGGCAGTGTCTTCATGCTTGATGACCGCCTGGGCAGGCTTTCGCTTGCCCTGGGAGTCGATGGCATCATATCCGCTCACGCGGAAAGACGCTTTCTTCGTTTTTGGGGTGATCTTCTTCAACTTCGACATTATACGCCTCGACTGAGGTTGATAGACGAGACGCGTGGTCGTTGTGGTGCAAGACCCTTGCAGCGTGCAATATCTGCTTCAAGCTCACGGGCCACCGAACGCATGTCTTTGATGCTGGCAAACACCGTGGTCTGGCCACCGACGACAACCGTCGTGATCCCTGCCCGGATCATGCGGTTAAGATTGGCCAAATCAGCTTCTTTTTGAGAAATACTTTCCATTTCACGCTCCAATATAGTCAAGGGTTACACGGGTGAACTCTACTTGGTATCGCCCCCGCGATAGGGAGTCAAAAATTCCTGCAAAGAGTACCGCTGTGGGCACTGCTTGCAGGTCACTGTTGACCAGACAACCTGGGTAAATGGGATACCGTCACGGGTCTTGCCCACGATGTCCCGCTTGCGGACGTTCTGCTTCTTTGTACGTTCAGTGCAACCACACTTTGGGCAGGCTGCGATCGAGGTAGCTACCACCGGATTCTCCTTCTGCTTCTGGGCAGCTGGAGTGGTTTTTGGGGTGGTCTTTTTCGGTGTTGCTTTTTTCTTAGTCAAGGTACTGGACTTTCTTTTTTCGGGAGGTCGGGCGTGACACACGTGCGGTCGGATCACCAAACACGAGTTTTCCAGAGATGCTGGCGGCGACAATCGCCCCCACGGTGGTATCAAACAGGTGGTTATCAGGGTTGCCGGGCTTCATTGCCCACTCAATGACACGGCCATACGGCCCTTCGGTTTCAGTCGGAAACTCAGAACCGCTCAGATGCTGAGCATATTCCAGGTGGTCCCCTTCCGGCAGAAGGAAGGACCCCGCCTCACCCTGAATCGTTCGGATGCGGCGATGGAGGAAAGTCTTGACGCTGTTCGCACAGAACAAGGCGTATCTGGTGTTGCGGCGGTTTGGATCACGGAGTAGTCGCCAGGGGATATAAGGGTCTTTACTCCGACGCTCGCCAGGCTTGCGGGCCAGCTGCAGCATCGGCGTATCTGCTGCCTTGATACCACGACCGAAGGCGACATATACGTTGTCAAATCTTGACTCTTTGACACCCGTGTGGACGGCATCGGTCTGATAACCCCCGTCCACCAGGCCGCAGTCAATCTTCAGGCGGATACCATCTTCCCGCTCGAAACGCTCGGCCATCAAACGACAGCATAGTTCATTGACTGCCTCGGAGATCTGACGTTCGTCGGACATGTCCCGGTACTTCTTCGCCAGCGTGTTCCGCAGACGTTGATATGTCAGCTTCCCATTCGGCTGTTCCGGGAACATTCCGTATCGAATGGGGAACACATCAAATTTGTCAGAGAAGCCCACAACCGTGTAGTACAGAGCCTTCTTCTGAACATCAATATGGAATGAAAGTGTTTCCACACTGTCGGGAAGTAACGTATGGCGTCCCACACGCGTTGTGTTAATCTCGGCTGCAGAGAGAAAGTCCAGTCCTGCCGGTAGCCGGGAGATAGGCTCGTTCTGGCACTCTGAAGCGAATACCACAGGGCCATCATCAATGAGGATGTTATAGGCATGGTGAATTGCAGAAATCTCACCATCCGCTGATGCAAAGCAGTGTTCCCAGGTGGCGGCGGCACCTTTGTCCATCTCACTCTGATTTTGTCGGTAGTAGTCATTGGCATCGTTGATCGCACGTCGCCGGTCCCTCGGGTCTTCTGGGTTGTACGTTCGTCGGATCTCAGCGTAGACATCCATCCACATCTTCTCGTGATTGTCCGACATGGAAGACAGCATTGGGATACGCACGCCCTCGACTTCAGGATGCTTCTCCTGGCTCAGCAGCTGGTCAACCATATCCTCTGGCTCAATCACCGTGGCATTGATAATGCCGGACAGCAGCTTCTGGTGACCGCCGAGACGGAGGATAGATTTCTGGTAGACAGACATGCGTTTCTCACATTGGGCAGGGCTCATTGCGGATTCGTCAGTCTGTGGGTCGTCCAGGATAAAGAAGTCTGGGCGTTGCTTGGCACCGCTCGGCATCTTCACCGACATACCTCGGATTCGACCCGTGATACCCAGGCAGCGGAATAGAGCTCCAGAGTTTGGCAGAAACTCGCCATTCGAGTCTTTGACCCAGGCGAAGCCCAGTTCGTCGGCGGACCACCGAACGTAGGACAGTTCGCCGTTGATCTTCTGTGTGGCACACCGCTGTGATTTGTTGTCCAGGTGCTTAAATGGCATAACGACTTCCGGGAAGTCTTCTTCCAGCAAGTCATTCTCTGTCAACTCGAATTTGAGTGATGCGATGTTGTCGACCGAGGCACCTTTGTCCGCCCCGATGATTGGAACGAACTTGCGATGGCCATAGAGTGCTGCCCAGATCGCTGTGTTTTCTGAAATGGTTGTCTTGCCAAAGCCTCGGGGAAAGCAGGTCAAGACGACAGAACCTCCCTCCAGGATGGCCATCTGCATGCGAATAATCGCTTCTTCATGGGCCTTACTGAAGGGCTTGAGCCCCGTGCTGTGAGGGAAGTACGTTCGGAGGAAAAGCGAGAGGTCGTTGCGACACGCCTCTCGCCGTTCCGGGTTCTTCACTGGCGGGATTCCGGGTACCGAAGCCGCCTGCTCACTCTTGCGTGCCTGGTATCGGAGTTGGCGGGCTAATCTCTCCGAACGATCAGGCTTATCGACCATTAGAGGTCGACCCTCTTCACGCCGCGTGAGGGTTCAGCCAGCATCTTCTGTGCTTCGGCCAGAGCCTTTTGTAGCTCGGCCTTGGTGGCCCGCTTTCCGGTGGCCTTATTGACCAGTACCTGTACTGCTTGTCGTTGTTCTGCTTTCATGGGATTTCCTTAGTTGGAGTAAATCTGATTGAGAGTGACTACAATCGGGGTCAAGAATACTTCTGTGCCACCGGTGAAGGTGATCTTGTATTCCAGTCGGTAGCGAATCGTTGCATCAGTGAGCAACGTGTGCGGAACATCGTGCTTGACGTTGTAACCGGACGCGTCTACGTCCCACATAGTGTTCAGCTGGAGGGAGTCGAATACTACATCGGCTACTGTCAGAGCAGTCAGAGACTGGATCACCTCCTTCGTTTCGTCGTTGATGACCGAGAACTCAACAGAGGCAACATCCGCTTGTTTTGCAGCTGCCCCGTCAACGAGAACGCGGTACATGGTTGAGAACGACGAGGACTCATTCACGACCACCGTCTTTGCACAGCAAGTCATTTTCTTTCCCCTTCGTTAGCGGTTTGTGTCCACGATACTGTTCGAGAACACGTCTACTGGGGTGCTACAAAACACCCCTAAGGCTTCTTCCAATGTAGTCTTCAAAACGAGATCTACAAGGGTGAATACGTTTCCGAAGACAGATGTATCGGTGTCATAATCAAACACCACGTCGAATACGTCATTGCTCGGCATTATGCGGCTCCGATACTCACGTCTGCATACTGGCTGCCAGTGTTAGAGGCCACCTGGGTGTAGCGGTAGGTGAGCCCGGATCGTGGGATCTTCTGCACCTCTACATACACGTTGTCTACCACGGCATCCAGAGTTGCAAGATTTGAGGTCAGGTTGTCAACCACCGTGTCGAGCGTGTCGACCTTGCTCTCAATGTCTGCCTGGTTGGAGAGAACGGTGGTCATGTTGGAGGCGATACCATCCACAACAGTGTCCACGGTGCTGATCAGGTCAGGCAGCGTAGTCCCTGTGTCGACCAGGATCGCATCCACGATGCCATCAATCGTGTCAACCTTTGATTCGATGTCAGACAGTTCGGCGGGGATGGTGGTGCCGGTGTCAACCAGGATCGCATCCACGATGCCATCAACCACGTCGACCTTTCCACTGATAGTGGAGAGGGTGCCTGGCAGGGTGGTTCCCGTGTCTTCTAAGATGTCATCGACAACCCCGTCGATCGTGTCCAGCTTGCCATCCATGGAGGACAAGGTGTTGGGCAGCGTAGTTCCCGTGTCTTCCAGGATGTCGTCGACGATCCCGTCAATGGTGTCCAGCTTGCCGTCCAGGGTGGTACTGGTATCAACCAGGATGTTGTCGACGATACCGTCGATCGTGTCGACCTTACCGTCAAGTGTTGCCAGGTCGGCAGCGGTCGCGGCTGAGTCAGTTCCACGTTCGGGGGATTGGACGAAGTTGGAAATCCCAAACACCGTACCACTGGCGTAAGTGGCCGAGATAGATGCATTGCCGGAGAAACTGGAAATGCTGGCCGTAGCCACCCCCACCTTATAGTACCCACCACCAACCTCATAGAGCTTACCTGCAGCCCAGTCGGTAGGTCCTGACGCGTCTGTAAACGTCAGAGCCGTGTCGGCCAGGTTGTCCCGGACCAACACGGTAGACGAGAAATCAGAAGCGGTGAGTCCGGTGACTGGAGCGTTGCTGGAGTCACCTACCCAGAACACCACCCAGGGATTAGTTGTATCGCTGTAAATGTTTGCCATTGTATATCCTAAAACAAGATGATAGGTATTAAACCACCAGAACCGGGGGTGGGGGCGGTGTACGCTTCACCGAAGATGTTCCGGCGTTCGGAGAAGCGGGCGATTTCGGCGGGTGTCAAGACTCGCTGATAAATTGCGATATCGTCAAGCGACCCATCGAACCCAGCACTGCCGACGCCGTTTAATCCAATCCGTGCCGGTGACGCCGTATCGTGAAGCGATGCCGCTAACCCCGAAAACGTTTCATCACGAACACCATTGGACCAGACTGCCGCTTCGTCCGCGTCAGCGTCCCACGTCACGCAGATCGGTACCCACTCTGCGACCTGGTCGTAAAGCGTCGTAGTGATATGGCTAGTTAGTGCCGATCCATTGGCTGATGTCTGCAAAACGATCTGGCCGGTGGTACTCAGGTACAGATTAAGCGAACGATTCCCGTTGCTCCCATGCTGGGTAAAGATGGAACGTTGCGTGCTTTCGTCTGTCGGTTTCATCCAGAAAAACACGCTAAATTGCGTTGCGTTACCCTGAATCGGCTTTTCGGAACTTTCGATGTACTCCGTCTCACTGTCGACAAACACTAAGCTAGCTCGCCCGCTTTCGCCCGTGTCGGGCGTCCACGTGGGTGGGTCCGACAAATCTGGCTGCCCGCTGCCACCCGTGTTTCCGCTGTAGTCGATAACGTTGGAAGTGCTGCCATCCGATGCCGTGTCATAAGAAGGAAGGACAGCGAGTTTACTGTCCCGTGTGTTGGGTACTTCCACACCGGGTGTGCCGTCGTTGTACAGAAACGCGACTTCTTCAGCAGTCAGCCGACGCTTGAACACCCGAACATCTTCAATCCGGCCATTCAGGGTGAGTGATGTAAGAGCCTGGTATCGGCCAATCTGAAAACCTGTTCCGAGGTTTGTACTTGTATCACCTATGAAACAAACATGGACTCTTTCACCTTCAGGCAGCAGATCGATGATATCCTGACGTGTGAGTGTGCTGGAGCCTTGATTCACACCATCAAAATACTGGCCCATACTTGAAAAACCCGTCGATGAGGCAGATGCACTTGTCTGACCCAAACCCCAATAGTAGGCCCCACCACCAGACGCACGTGAGAACAACGTGCAGTTGCCGGTATCACGGGTCACCCACATGGACAATGTCACGGAGTCCGAACTACCCAGTTCGAGGTCCGACAAGGACACCATGTCAGAGGTACCGTCGAACTCGATTTTGCCGTCAACGATTTCTGCGTCAGACAAGGATGGAGTGCCTTCGCCGGTCGCGTCAGGGGAGAGGTCGTTGAAGAGAGCTCCACTGTTACGTTCGGGTTGGATGCAGGTTTCTTCCCCGCCGAGCGTGCCGAAGGGTGCGTGGTAGAAGTCCGGGAATTCTCGATTCGCGGCCAACATGGCAATCTGGTCAGCCGTCAGAATCTCACTATAGAAAGCGAGCTTGTCGATCTCACCATCCAAACGAAACTGTGTAGCTGCCGAGTAGTGGCACAGTTTGATACCCCATGTGGTGGAGAATGTCCCGGTCAACGCGATATGATGCCACTCACCATCTGCTACTGCCGCGTGTAGTGTGTCACGGTTGTCGGCGATAGCCACACCATCGACGTAGTTTTGCCCTGAGGTGATATTCTGGGATGTGCTGGATGCACTACCATCTTGCCAGCAGAAACCAAACCGGGTGCCTGTGTCATACAGAAACACGCAATCTGAGTCTGTAGTTCGTACCCAGGCAGACAGGGTAAAATCACTGTCAAGATCAAACCCCAGGTCCGGTCCATCGGCTGTTCCATCGGAATCAATCACGTCCCCGGTTACCGAGTAACCGCTGGGCAAAGTCACGTTGTTGCCATTCCCCGATCGATCAATCAAGTCACCACTGCCAGAGTACAAAGCAGGGTCCAGCTTGATTACCTCTGCGGGTCGGATGGAAGGCAGGCCATTCCGGTACAGGTTGACCACTTCCTCAGCCGAGATCTCCCGGTCAAACACTCGGCAATCCCACATGTCACCCTGGTAATCAAAAGTTGCATTCGCCGCGCTGATCTGTGAGACCGAGAACGTAGAAGACCCATTAACACCGAACGTACCTTCCTCGACACCATCAATGTACAGAGTGGCTGTACTACCCTTCACAACCAGGGCGACATGATAAACTGTGTCAGCCGCAAATGTGCGGTTTATGAATCGGAGGGTGTTGTCAGAAGCTTTGTACCGAAGTGCGGTGCTGCCGTTGAGCTCAACATAGGTGACCGTACCGTGGCACCACAGGAACTGGCGTGTGGCGACGGCATCGGGTTTGAAGAACCCGGCGAAAGAAAACCCATCGGCTTCACTAAGAACAGTTGTCTGGCCGAAGTCAATGTGTGGGGTTGTTCCGGAGAATGTGTAGGCACCATTGGCATAGGTGACTTCGTCCAGGCTGATCTCTTCTCCATACACACCTGCGTCGGTTTGGCCATCCAGCAAGTGAACGACTGTGTCCGGCAATTGGCGACGTTCGGGCAGATCATAGCCGCGTCCTTCGTTGTACAGGTCGAACACTTCGCCAGCGGTCATCGCGTATTCATTCACGCGCAAATCAGCGATGTCGCCTCCAGTAGCCCCCGTGTAGTCAGGCCAACGTCCCACCGTAGAAACATCCCCCACACTGCCCGGTGTTACCATGGACGCCGCGGAGTCTATGAGGGTTGCGTTTTTGTAGATTCTAAGGTTTGTGCTGTCGTTAGCGTCAAACACTACCGCAACGTGCATCCACTCGCCAGGGACCGCTACATTGTTCGCGGTTTGCTCAACCTGAACAGAACCGTTGCGGTTGTGAACTACCGTAATGTTCATGTTTGTCGCTTGGACGTAAACCTCTATATCCGATGGCCGCAGCGAGGTTCCAATAGAAGCGTCTGCACGAGAAAACAGCAGAATGTGGCTTCCTGATGCAACCGGCTTCACCCAACCCGACACGGTGTAAGAGTCGGTAAACGTTGTGTTGGTGCCGAGTCGGATCTCTCCACCGCTCGGGAAGGTGAACACGTCATCCACAACCGTCACGCCGTTATTGGTCAGCGCCTGCCCTTCCGGCCCGAAATCCACGGTGGCGGAATCTCGCAGGTGAAGGCGGGTTTTCTGATGGGGGCGAATGGCTGCCACTATGCAACAACTCCGTCAGCAGAGGTGATAACCTGGTCGGCTCGGGTCTGCAGTTCTTCGTTCGTGAGGGATTGGGTGTCAGCCATGCTGGCAGCAGCGTTGTTCTGGTGCCCGACAATAACAGCCACGTCAGCGTCGAACTGGGCTCGAAGGGCTGTGATTTGGTCCTCATAATGCTGAGGTACGCCGGCCAGGATGGTCTCGCGTTCGGCCAATCTCGCGGCGTTTGCGGCTTCAGCTTCCAGGGCATCATACTCTTCCTGGATCTCGGCTTCAGTGTAGTCCGCTCGTGGGATCTGGCGACCACCCGTTACAGACTCAATATCTGCCCGGACAGACTCTTGAGTGACGTGAGGGTAAGGAGAGGCGGCAGCCACCTGCGGAATGAGATACTCAACGACCGACGCAATGTTGTTATCTCGTGAGGTGTAAGCCCACTGATCGACGATCGCCATGAACGCCAGCAGTTGGCCCCAAGCAGGGACCACAGGGTGACTCGGATCAAGAGACTCCACGTGACTCTCGATTGGTCCAACCCACGTACCGTTCGCCGTCTGACCGAGGACTGCCCATCGTGCGACGAGCAGGTGGTGCAGGGTAACGTCCTGGTTCGTCCCGGTGATTTTGATGTCGTTATGGTGAAGGACATTCGCATTCAGGGCCGCAGCCAGATCTGCTGCAGGTGTCTGTTCGGCATGTCCCTGTACAATCAGGTCTTTGGCCAGCTGGCTCATGGTTGTTCCCTTTGAAGTATTTGTTCCAGATGAACGAGATGACGGCCGATGCCAGTTGACCGAGGAACCAGCGAAGAAGGAAGGGCAGTAGCAGGGACGCGACCGATTTCATCGCCTGCTTTTCGGTCCCCATCGGGAGACCCTGTTTCAAGGCCATCTCATACGCCACCAAAACCTTGTCGACCTTTTGTCGACGCTTCAGTTGACGGAGGGCTGCTTTTGCGTTCGGGGTATCAGAAAACGGGGCGAACTTGCCCCGTACATCTTCGACGATTGTGTTTGTCAGACTCATACTGGTTCTTTCTCCAGGACCGCGTCGACCTGATCGTTGATACTCTCAGCAGAGACATACCCGCCGAAGCGAACCTTCGGGACCCAGCTATTCCCGTTGTGGTACTGGATCTCAAAGGTGGGATATACCTTGCCAGCGGCCGTCTGTGGGGGTGGGTCCTCGGTGTGAATCACGTCGACCGTGACTTTATGTTCTTCGTTGATCTTCCATCGCCGACAGGGAGCACACCAGGAGGCCGTGTGCATTACAACCCGAACGACATCATACTGAGGTTCCCGCTGAGGGGGCTCAGGTGACTTAGGAGGGTCTACGTTTGGAACTTCGACAAATGGTTCGTCTTCGATGGCAGGAGGCGTCACAGGGGCCGCAGGGGGCTCTGGGGCCTCGAAGGAATCCTCGCTCTCGGATGGTCCCGGCAATTCCAGAGAACCGAAGTCGATTTCTACCGGAAACTGATAATCTGGTAGATCGATCTTGACCTCCGGAGAATTGTTGCCAATAATAACACCAATGATCAGGAGAGTGGCGAGAAGACAACCCATTGTGATGCGGTCTGCAATATTCATGTTAAAACATCGGTGAATCTTCGAACCAGTCAACTGGTTCTGGTTCAGGAGATCCCAGGACGCCAACAGCGGCAGTCCATGAGTGATTCAGCATTGTCATCATCGCATCATCCATCACGTAGAACACACCATCGTTGTGGGAGTTCAGCAGGGTGAAACGATCGGGTTCGTAGCCGAGGATTGAGATGGCATGGCCACCTCCACGGGCACGAGAGTTGAAGCTTGTGACTACGCGGTTACGCGGGATGATTCCCCCGTACCACAGAATGCCGAGATTGATGGCCCCACCCCCGGCCAGGAATTGGCGAATGGCTTCCGGGTCCTTGGGGACTTTCCATGACGACTTTGCTGAGAACGGCTCCGTTTGGTATGAGTCCCAGCTGTCGAGGATCTGTTGACGCTGCGATCTGCTGGGATACCGGGCAGGAGACGGGTACGGGATGTCAGACTCTTTGGGGATGCCCTTCAGAGCGACTTTCACACCAGCGGAGATCGTAGACCCCCGGTCGCTGCCAAGCAGGCCATCCACCTGTTGAGACGCCAGGTAGGCGTAGATGCGGGATAATTGTACCCCTTTGTGGGTCCGGCCAACGGTCAAAAGCCGCTCAACACATGAAGTGATTGAGTGACCCTGACAAGATCCTATTGCCCCCTGGTTGTGACGGACATGCCACTCAGGAATGGTGATGCGTTCGGGCCGTTGCGAACCCACACCGAACATCATAGGAACTTCTGACATGGAGTCGAGAAAGTCTCGATCTTCCAGGTCAAGGTTGATTGTGCTAATTTGCTTCATAACTTCGCAGAATCTCGGCTTCTTTGGCAGGGGTCCAGGGCTGGAAGGCTTCAGCCTCTTTCTTGGCCAGGGCCCCAAAGGCGATACGCCGGGCCTCTTTGAGAAGAGTGGCTCGACGTTCGCGGGATTCGGTGTCAGTTGTCAGCTGGCCAGATTCGAGTTCTTTGGCCACGGTGCCAGACGCCTGGCGGAAATACTTCTCATACTGGACACAAGCCTCATGAACCTCATCCTGAATGGGAACAGGGTCGGGAGTGGTGTCATCCTGGGATGGACCAGTGCCGAATGCACCAAAGAGGATGAGGCACAGGGCCAGAATTGTGGAAACGTTTCTCATTCTGACTTCTCGGCTTCCTCTGGGCCGCCAGCGTATGCCTGTTTCAAGGCTTTGTGGGGGCTAAGTCCCTGGGTCAGATAGAACAGGATGTCAGCCGCCGACTCGTTCGGCAGTGTGTCCTGCATGAAACGACAAAATTCCGCACAGCCCTCTGGGGGAGGCGAGGCAGGTGCGAAGTTTGGAGATCCTGCCTCGCCTTCGACCCCTTGCGTCGTTGGTTTCTGCGTAGCTAAACGCCGGATCATTGGCGTCAGGTAGGGCAGAACCAGCACAACGACGCCTGCAGCAATGAGGGGCCAATTCATTATACGGACTCGTCAATCAGGAGGGGATTGAGAACGGCGTCAACAACCATGCCGATCATGTCAGCCTCGACACCTTCCCACACGTAAGGGATGTCAATCCGCGTGTTCACGGAATCAACAATGGCAGCCTTGTGGCGGGCCAGTTCGTCACGGGTCAGGCCGTCGAGGGCGTCGAACACGAGAGGCAGGAGGTCGACCGGAACGAAATCGATGACCTTGCCGACCAGGAATTCGATGGCTTCGCCTTCTTTTTCCTCGGAGACAAAGGGCAGATCGAGTTCATCGTTGATCTTGTCAAGGATTCGGGACTTGTACTCGAAAATGTTCATGGCGTTTTTCTGTAGGACGTTCGGGTGGAATTTGGATTTCTCGCCCAATATAGTCGCACACGACGCACATGACGTGCCAAAAATGGCTTTTCTTTCCACTTTTCGCGTTTTTCTTACCAATACAGACACTAGAGGAACCGAAATTTTCCGGAATCTAAAATGAAGGAAAATTTTCAGGTTCCAAGTAGTACATTGTACGTTCGCGATTTGTGTCTGTTTGGTGTTTAGCTTGCTAAGCCTGTCAATCTGCATCGAGCGGAGTCACCCTGCGAGGGACTTCGCCTTTGGGGCTCCGTCCTTCTCGGGTTCCGCTCCGGTGTGATGGAACTGATGACTGATGACTTTTACAGGCTAATATAATGACAGAATCGCCGATGTAAAGCGGAGTTTTCAGAATCGGAGCCTTGGGGCCCAAATTGCCTATCGCCAAACACGATCTACCCCCTCCGAGGACAATCTACCTGTGCATATCGCCCCCGCGATAGGCAGTAGGTTGCATTTTGGGGGCCGTATAGATACATAAAATTACCGACACTATTGGGTGCGTTCTCTCC